GACACCTGTAACTGCAAATCCTTCATCAACTTCTCCTGCTTTATATCAACCCGCAACGGGTGAACTTGGAATAAATGTTAATGGTAGCGAAAGAATACGCATAGCATCCACAGGAGCAGCTACATTCTCTAGTAGTGTAAGTGCTACTTCCTTTTTTGAGGTGTCGGATAAAACACAAAAAACATTAATACAAGATAATGTTATTATAAATGGGATAGAAAATATATTAGCTAAAACTTACATCAAAGATAACAAAGAAGAAATTGGGTATTTTGCTCAAGACTTACAAGGAGTATTGGATTCTTCTATTAATATGGGAGAAAACGGATTATTGTCATTATCTTACAGACAAGTACATACTGCGAAAATATCTTCTTTAGAATTTAGAGTAAAAGAGTTGGAGAAAAAATTAATGAAATACGAAGCATAATGGCTCATATTTATAGACATATTAGGCTTGATAAAAATGAACCATTTTATATTGGTATTGGTGCTGATGATTTATGTAAACGAGCCTATGATGATAAAGCAACACATAGAAGCGATTGGTGGAATAGAATAGTAAGTAAAAGCGGATATTCAGTTGATATTCTATTTGAAAATGTAACCATAGATTTTGCTAAAGAAAAAGAAAAGGAATTTATATCATTATACGGAAGGATAGATTTGGGAACAGGTACACTATGTAATCAAACAAATGGGGGGGATGGAATTAATGGTTGGAAAGCTACTCCTGAAACTAAATTAAAAATGAGTGAAGCCGCTAAAATTAGAGGTACTGCAATGTTAAATACCCCTGAAATTATTGAGAAAAGGGCAAATTCAATGAGAGGTAAAAAAAGAACACCTATTCAATGTGAGAGATTAGCAGCTTGGCAAAGGGGTATTCCAAAATCTAAAGAATTTAAGGAAAATATGAGTAAATCTATTATGCTAAATTCAGAACTAATTGAAAAAAGAAAAAATCAACCTAATTGCAAAAAAGTTTTGTGTCTAGATAATGGTGTTACATATAGAAGTTGTGCAGAAGCTGGAAGGCAACTAAATGTAGAAAGGTCAGCAATTTCTATGTGTTGTTTAGGTAAAAGAGATAATGCTAAAGGGTTAAAATTTATCTACGCATTAGAGCAAGAAATTAAAGAATTAAAAGCTAAATTTAATTAATATGGCAGATACTTGGGCAGGTAACGCTAACAATCAATTAGTAACTTTTAAGGCATTTTTAAACGGAGTGTCAACAGGTGCTTATTATGGTAGTTACTATCCAACTGCTCCGCCTGATACAAGAGAAGTAATGACTGTTGGAGACTTAAATACTTATGGCATTTACTTTTATGTTAATGATGGCACAATGAATCTTTATGATACTTTTACAGGTGTATCTAATTCAAAATGCCTAACTAAACTAGACTTTATATTACAAGCTAGTTTTGATACAAGTAGTACAAATGTATCAAGTTGTCTTGCAATGGGATTAGAAGACCAAGTTTTGTATTCATCAACTTTTGCAGTTGGTGCTCAATTATATACAAATAGAGCATTGACAACGGCTAAAACATTTACTACAAGTAGATGGATATATAACTATTCTTATGGTGCGTTATCATTGCAAGTTAACACATCGGGAGTAATTTTATCAATTGTTTCTTGTTAAAAAAATAAAATATAAATATGAAAACAAAGTAATACCTTTGTAAAAAAAAATATGAGAAGTGTAAAGTACAATGATTATGTAATTTATGAAAATGGTGATGTTTTTAGTTTATTAAAAAATATATACTTAAAACATAATTTTAAACAATATTTATGTGTTGATTTATATGCAAATAAAAAAGCAAAAAGAAAACAAATACATAGATTAATAGCAGAAAACTTTATACCTAACCCATTAAATAAACCATTTGTTAATCACATTGATGGTGATAAATATAATAATAAAATAGAAAACCTTGAATGGTGTACGGCAAAAGAAAATATACATCACGCTTGGAGAATAGGATTATGTAAACCTTGTTATTTTGGAAAAAAGGTTATATGTAATGAAACAGGAACAATTTATAAAAATGCAAAAGAAGCAGCAATGCAATTAGGTTATAATCATAGAACACTTTGTAATATGTTAAACCCTAATTTTATTCATAAAAATAAAACAAAATTAAAATATATATAAAATGAAGCAAATTTCTCCTATTCAAAGTTGGATAAACGGAAAATCAGTAACGGCAACAATCTTTAATATGTATGTAATCGGTGGGGTGCTAGGTTCATCTGCATCGTTTTACTATTCATTATTAGATAGTGATTTAGCTAATGTAGCACAAGGTAACTTAACAATGAGTGGTGATGCTTACGCAGGTTGGGGTAATGATGATGAGTATGCTTGGGATTGGGCAGCATCTACTGACCAACTTAACCTTACAATCATTGGAGATTATGTTCCGCCTGTGCCTGAAGTAGTTGCTGAAGTAGTTGCTGAAGTAACCGAATAGTACTAATTTTGGCAAAACCAATATTATGACACCAAAAGAAAAAGCAAGAAATTTAGCAATGAAATATTGGAAACTCAATTATGATTGGGATGGAGGTACAAAAGATGAATGGGCAAAAGAAGGTGCATTAATAGCAGTAGATGAGATATTGAAAGCGGTAAATAACCCTGATGAAACTTATTTAATGAAACATTCAGTTGATTATTGGCAAGAAGTAAAACAAGAGATAGCAAACCTATAACAAACCAATATTATGAAAACTGCCTTGCAAGAATTAATTGATGATTTAAAAGAATTAAAAAAAGATTCTAAAGAAAGAAATCAAGATAGTTCTTTTGATATAGGAATGACTTTTGCAATAGCAAGAGCAGAATTAAGACTTGAAAAAGAAAAAATGCAGATAGAAAATGCTTATATGGATGGCAATCATATAAAAGATGAGTTTTACAATCCTAAAGAATACTACAACCAAACCTATAACAATTAACATATATTTGTACTAAAATCAATCAAATGAAGCCAATTCCCAATTATCCCAATTATAGCGTTACCAAAGATGGTAAGGTGTGGAGTCATATAAATAACAAGTTTTTAAAGTCAAATTTAAATTCATTAGGATATGAATATGTTAATTTAAATTGTAAATCAAAAACGATACATAGATTAGTCGCTATTACATTTATTGAAAATATAGATAATAAAAAAGAAGTCAATCACATTAACGGAATTAAACACGATAATAGAATTGAGAATCTTGAATGGTGTACTCGTAGAGAGAATATTAAACACTCATATAAAACAGGATTAAGAACATATACTGATGTGCAAAAAAAGGCTTTTAATAGAAGTAAGATAATACTAGATACTCAAACAGGTATATTTTATGACTCTATTATGGAAGCTGCAAAAACAACTAAATATAACTATGTTACAATATCAAGATTTTTAAACAACCCAAAAGTGAATAAAACATCATTTATTTACGCATAAACCAAACCAATGAAAAAATATCAACAACTCAACACCCTAGTCGCATCAATTAATGCGGTTATTGGTTCACAAGAAACAAAGACTCAAAAGAAGCTATTTAAAATCTACGAGAAGGTTAAAACCCATCACGAAGATTATCAAGCTAAAGTAGAGGAATTAAGATTAGACAATGCTCAAGTAGATGACAAGGATTGTTTAGTGCTTAATGAAAAAGGTGAATATCGTTTTACTAAAGAAGCTATTAAGAAACTAACTACTCAAGTAAAAGAACTAGGAGAAAAAGAGTTTGAGTTTAAGCCTATTGAGGTAATTAACACAAATGGTCTAGAGCATTTTACCTTCCTTGAGGATTGGACTACAGGAATCACATTTGTTAAAGAAGAAGAGGAAGAGTTATAATGAAGTTCATTAAGGACAATATTTTGTTCATAGCCATAGTACTTTTAGTGTTATGGCTATATTTTTTGGTTAAACCTACCTATAGAAAAACTCCTATTGACTTGTCTAGCTATAAGAAGGTACTAACAATCCACGATACAATCTACTCAAAAGCGTACATAAATAGGTACAGAAAAGGTGATTCTATACCCTATAAGGTGGTAGATACCATTTATACGCATATATCCGATACGATACGCATATTAGCTGATTATAGCCAGGTTAAGGCTTACTCCGATACTATTAGGAAAGATTCTAATATCTTTGTAATAGAT